AGGGCACTTCGGTTATAATTAACGGGTGACAAGGAGGATGCCATGAGATTCCGTTACGTGGGCGCATGGATCAGCGCACTAATGGTAGTTGGTGTCATGGGTATGGAGCCTGTGCTAGCGCAGTCATTCAGCACCGTTCCACTCTGCAATCCGACACCGACCAGGACCCCAACGAAGGCATGGACGAAAACTCCAACGCATACACCAACGTCTACACCAACGATCCCAGCGACTCCAACTGCCACCGCGACTCCTACAGTGCCAGGGTCTACTCCAACGCCCTACCCGAAGTGTAGCGAGATGGGCGGAGTTGGGTGCGGTTGGGTTGGGGGCTGTCCGCCTGGCGAGATCGTAATCGGACGCGCATCGGATTGTGACTACTGCTGCAAGAAGGTGACGCCAACACCGACACCCGTACCATTCCAGTGCGGCGACGCGTGCATACCTAGCTTCATCGTAGAGGGCGGGCAGTATCGAATGCCGCAGTACAGTCAGCATCGCATAGTTGTGTGGAAGATTCTGCCTTCCGGGTGGTTGCGAATATGGGATACGGAGTGCGGCAACAACGAGCAGTGCTGGTACTGGGTTAACTTAAAGCTGACGTCACCGATTTTCGTTCTCGAACCTGTGTTACTCCACTCGCTGCAAGACTGACGTGTAAAATGAAAGCGAAACGTTGTCGGTGTCGTAGGTGTCAAACCTGTCGTCTCTTACTAACCCGTGCGCGAATGAAGCGCGTACGTAAGCAGCAAAGATCCCGAACACGAAAAGCTAGGAGGAAGTAATGAAGGCAGCAGATACAGGATCGCAGTTCGGACAGAGCGGACTCGACAATATTCGTTGTGCGCTCGAGAATCTTGCGCTGACGGTAGGACTCGGACTCTTTGCAATCTTCGTTGCTATACTCTTGTGCTCGCTGAAGTAAGGGAGGTCCCGGTGAAATCGATAGCTCTCTTTTCAGGTGGGTTAGATTCGACGGTAATGGTCGCTCAAGCAATGGCAGAGAGGAACGATCTCGAATGCTTGGTGTTCGATTACGGACAGCGAAACATACGTGAGATTCACTCATTGAACGTACTACTCTCGCATGTCCTCTTGGGACTACATGATAAGAACTATGTCAATATTCGAATACCGGACATTCACGTAGTACGAATTCAAGGATTCAACGAACTCACTTCTTCCAAGTGTGCCCTACTCAACTATGCCGCCAAGATTCCTAATGCGGACGTTCACGATCCTGTTCAGCTCGCTACATACGTTGCGAACCGAAATATGATCTTTCTCTCGTTTGCGATAGCACGACTCATAACGGCGCAAGCGGATAACATTCTCTATGGCGCTCAATCGGGAGGGCACGAATTCTATCCTGATACGCGCGAGTACTTTGTCATCGCAATGAATCAAGCTATGAAGTCATCGTTGCCTGACGACTTCCAGCGAAAGCGACTTCGTCCTCGAATCGTTGCTCCGTTCCTTAATATCACGAAAGCTGACGTAATTCGTATTGGCAAGATGCTTGGCGTACCACTTCAAATGACCTATAGCTGCTACAACGGGACAGTTACGCAATGCGGAATCTGCAAAGCTTGCGTAACGCGAAAGCAAGCATTTGCTGATGCGTGCGTGCAAGATCCAACCGTATACTCAGTTGCTTAAAGGAGTAGCTATGCGAGCAGAACCGAAACGTGATTCGTACGTCGTACTCGTAATGTCAATTAGACGCAAGGAGCTGAGAATGGCTCAGGCCCGGTTGGCATCGTTGACGGGGATTTCGCAACCGAGACTTTCAGCCATCGAGAGACAGCATGCGGAGCCGACAGAAGAGGAGCTTAAAGCAATTGCAGCAGTCCTCTGCGAGAAGGATCCTGACATGCTGATGCTCCCGTATGCGGACTACATCTTGCAGAGACAAGGTGTGAAGAGACCGGGAGGTTGAAATGATTCGTATAAATGTTCCGCTGTCTTTCGAAGCGCAAGAAGCTGACCTTGAGTTCTGGGAGGCAGTCGCTGACGCTTTCAAGAACGTATCGAAGCTCATAGATCTCAGAAGAGAAGTCGGGCGCGATTCGGTTCTCCCAATGATGCGCAAGTTCCCTCACGGGAGTCAGGATCTCACGTTTATGATGCACGCAAAAGTAAACCGGATCCTCGGACTCGAAAAACTCCTGAAGAACGGTGCTCCCGTAGAAGTGGAAGCCTTATGGTACAAGCTTATAGAAGAAGAGGCTCTCGACTTGATCTCGTGGACAGCTTTTTTCGTTGCCTTTATGCAGTGTAAGAAAAGGCAACTATGAGTCTCGGGCGCTGGTCCACACACTACGTCCTCGCACAAGCTGAGGAGGGTCACCCGCATCGCATACATATCGTCGATAGTATTACACGGACTGGGTTCTGGTGCTTGTGTAGTCGCTTTATCGTCAACAAGGAAGTACGCATAACAGAACACGATTTCGAGAATCGAAGGATCAAGTATCAAGTGCTAAAACGCTTCGCAGAAGAGAAGCCGCTTCACGAAGTCACGTGTAGCTCATGCTTGAATTGCGAGCTGCGAGAGAGGCAGTCACGACCAGCTGGCTGGTGGAGGAATCAATATGCGAACACTCCTTGACTATCTGGAATCAGCATTCGAATTTGTCGTACATAGCGTAAAGTGGCTAAGTGACGTTTGCAAGAAGTACGTCGGGCTAACTGAAACGAATCAGATCCTCATTGTTTGTATGATAGTTCTCCTAATCGTGTGTGCGTGCTTGGACTACAAGCTGAAATGGAGGCATTTATGATCTCTCCAGTGTGGAATCCGGAGAAGCGTGAGTGGGCACTTGCGGATCTTCCCTTCACGAGGATGCGTGCTTCGCACCCAGCGACCGCTAAGACCATGCGCCATAAGAGCGGGCTGCTATATCATGGTCGCGGACCTCGTCCTCATGCTCCTATCTTCGCACCACTACCTCCTCCTGCATCCGTGGCTAAGCGATCGTGGTGGGCAGCGATCATTGCATGGGTGCTGAACGCATTCCACGGGAGGAGGAATCGATGAGCCATGTAGATATCGATCAACTAAACTACGAACTCGCCGCTAGTCGAGCAGCCCTGCGACTGATCCTTCCACTGGCAGCAGCATACGTTAATATAGTCCCTTCGTCATCGGGCCAGGAGTATACTGCTCGCGCACGAAAACTGCTCGGTGAACTAACTGTTACTGCGAAGGAGGAGAAATGAACCGGTTAATCACGGCCGCGGAATTGCGAGAGTGGGCCGCCTACGAGAAGGCTGTCGCTTTAGCATTTTGGCGTGCCCTGCGCGGGGAGGAGAAGGAGCTATGACGTACCTTCTCTTCTTCCTTCAAGTAGCTATCGTCACACTGATCTTGATCGGTGTGTGGAAGTTTATCAAGTGGTGCTTGAAGCAGCTTTGGCTCATCGAAGAGTAGGGAGGATCAGCATGTACGTATACTCGTTCGATCCTGGAATGACTACGGGTCTTGCCATCTTCAAGGAGTATCCTCACCACCATCAGCAGTGCTTCATACTCCAAACGACCTGCGAGTTTGAGGGCTGGAGTATCGTAGCAAATGGTAACATCCTCCTGAGTCCCGAAGATACCGTCATCATCGAGGCAGTAAGACAGCTCCATCCGCACATGCGCATGGAGCCTATGCTCGTTCGGGGAGCTCTCGAGTTCTGGTGTGCCGAGCATGGAGTTACGCCAGTACTACAGCCTCCTAATCTCCTGGCAGCAGCAAGGGTATGGTACAAGGACCTTCCCGATAAGCTCGGGCCGCACGAACGCGATGCAGTTCACCACGCCCTTATGTACTTCGGTACGTGCCAACCGCAGAGAAAGGTTGAGTACTTCGGGAGACAGCTCAAGCTTCACACGAAAGGAGCGATGATGCTATGAAGCAAGTATCAAACGAACCGGGCCTCGTCATCCACGTGACGGAGCGTAGTACGTTCAAGCACTGTCGTCGGCGCTGGAAGTATACAGCAAAGATGAATCTCAAGTCGCCACTCACGAAGCCGAATGCTTTATGGATCGGTCGTGGTATGCACAACGGAGTAGCAGGATACTACTCGGGCAAGCCAATCCGCCAGGAATTCGAAGAATGGCTCAAGAGGCGGATCAGCAAATCGGAGCTTGCTGCCCTGGACGAGGGAGATCGTAAGAGATTCAACGATGCGGTTGAACTCGTACGGAGCATGCTCGACGGCTATCCTGCATTCGCCAAGAGGGCCGATGACTGGAAGGAAGTAGTTGCTGTTGAGAAGACGATAACGCAGAAGATTCCAGGGACGGAAGTATACCTCCGTGGATCACCGGATCTCATCGTACGGCGCAAAGGGCGTCTCTGGATCGTGGAGCACAAGTCCTACGTGTCCTTCGTCGATCCTCGTGATCTTGAGCTTGACGATCAGATGACAGCCTATTGCTGGCTTGTGCTGAAAGAATACGGTCAGATGCCAGCGGGTGCGATCTACAATCAGTTCCGAAAGAAGATACCGAAAACACCGCAGCTTCTCAAAAACGGAACGCTGTCGAAGAAGAAGAATATAGATACTACCTATGCAAAGTATGTCGAGGCGGTCAAGAAGTATAAGCTTCGTAAAGCGGACTACGAGGATGTGCTGAAGAAGATTTCGTTCAAGGAATTCTATCGTAGAGAGATCATCGCACGCTCTCCACGTGAGCTTACCACGTTTGAAGAGAATCTAAAAGCGGAAGCATTGGAGATGACTTCAGTACATACGGTTCTCTATCCTAACGCAACACACGAATGCAACGCACGCTGCATCTTCACTCTACTATGTAAAGCAGAAAACGAGGGAGGTGATTTAGCATCGCTTATTGAGCACAACTACGTGATACGCGAAGGGAGAGACGAGTGAAGATCAAGTTTCGTGATGCGCGCTTAGCACCGCCGAGGACGACTACGCAAGAACACGAGAACGCTCGAGAGCTTCTTCGCAAGCTCTGCATTCGCTTAACAGCATATCACGTAACGCACTTCGAGAATAAGCTGGAGCAAGGAGGGGCGTGCATCATCGTATTCGATGACGGATTTACTATAACGCTAACAAGAAGGAGAGGACAATGGTAAAGAAAGTGCATCATACGAAGAAGCAAGAAGTCTCATGGCCCGATCCCAACGATCTGCTGAAGCTTCTATTCTATTCGCCGGCAGGACACGGTAAGACGGTCCTCATTGGAACGGCAATCGGAGATCCAGAGTTTTCTCCGGTCCTGCTGCTGGACTTCGAGGGAGGGATACGATCGATTCGCTCGAAGACGCAAGTGATCACTCTCGAAGATCTCGGGAAAGAGGAGCCGCTGATCGACAAAGCGCACGTGATTCATCTCAAGGAGTGGGACGATTTCGATGCGGTCCACGAGTTCCTTTCGGACACGCAAAGGGATCACCATATTTACAGAACGGTCGCTCTCGATTCCCTTTCGGAGATGAACTACCTGCATCTTTCAAACGTCCTGAGCGATGCGGTAGCTCAAGATGCAACACACGATCCCGATGTCCCGTTGCGACCGGAGTACTTACGACATTCTGGAAGGATGCGGAAGTTGATTCGGTTCTTTCGTGACCTTCCAGTACATACACTCTTCTCATCTGGTGCTGGGGAAGCGGAGGACCCGCAGACCAGATTGATGAAGTTGCGCCCGAATCTCACCGGGAAACTTGCCTACGAACTTCCAGGTCTCTTAGACACTATCGGGTACCTTGCAATCGTGGAGGACGGAGAAGATATCTACCGCTCACTCTACGTGCAGCCGACAACGAAGTTCATGGCGAAGGACCGTTCAGAGGGAGGCGCACTCGGAATGTGCGTTGACAGGCCGACCATTCCGCTGATCTGGGAGTTACTGCATCAGGAGCCGGTAGAGTAAACGCAACACGTACCCGCACCTCCGGGGACAGCTCGGAGGAGCCAAGGAGACGAAGATGAGTATTCACGTGAACTTAAGTAAAAGCGAAGCAGGACGCGATCCACTCCCGACCGGAACGTACAGCGGTTCGGTGACAACGTCCGAACAGAGGCAAGCAGAGGGAAAGGACTATCCGTACTTGAACTGGGAGATCCTCGTTGAGGTCCCGGATGAGAAGCCCCGTACCCTGTACCTCATTACGACACTCGCACCGCATGCACTCTTTCGCCTCAAGGAGCTTCTGCTTGCATGCGGGGAAGATCCAGAGGCGCTGAACGCTGAAGAGGGCTTTGACTTCGACCCCGAAGACTACTACGGAGCAGAAGTCATCGTGACGGTCGGTACTGAATCGTTCGAGGGTACGCTACGTAACCGCATCAAGAGGATCACCGCGGCTGACGTACCGGTCCGGAAGTCAACGAAGCCAGCACCGGCTCCAGTCGGAAAGGACAAGGGCAAGGTAGGAAAGTCTGCCCTGCCATTGAAGAGAAAGGTTCGCTGAACTTATCTAGGGCGCCGCCAGGAGAAGGGGATGCGGACGTACTCCCCTAAGCGCGGACTGTAATCCTGCTGCCTGCTGAGCGAGTCAGGCCGGTGCCCTTCACTTTTTCTTAGGAGGAACGATGCGCGTAGCGCTGATTGCTCCGACGGTACTTTTAGATCACTTCGCAACAACTGGATATCACTTGTGCTTGGCTCACGTAGCTGAGCAGAATCATGTCTATCGAGCTTTCTATCGGCGCCAAGCGCATTGCGGTAATACCGTGATTCTGGATAACGGAGCATTTGAGAATTCAGCATCGATGTCTTTCGAGCGACTTGCTGCCATCACGGATAAGATCGAACCGCAGATACTTGTACTCCCTGATGTTATAGGGAGCTGGGAAGCAACTGTAGGAGTGACACTGAACGCAAATGCGCAAGTCGACTTAATTCGTGGAAGAAAGCCGGCACTAATGGTAGTTCCTCACGGACGTACTGTGCGTGAATGCTTGAAGTGTCTTAGTGCGCAGCTTGAGATCCGCCCAAGCTATATTGCTCTCTCGCGTTTATATCGACTACTCGACGCATCGCGACTTCAACTACTCCACGAGATACGCAGGTTCCTCAGATTAGAAGGTATCAAGTTCGTAAAGGGAATCCACCTCCTCGGATTCGAACGAGACTTACTATTGCTAGAAGAATTTCAGCAGATCGAAGGAGGAGTACCCCCGATTATCGGAATCGATACCGCAGCACCTTTCACACTAGCACTCTTTAACGAGAAACTCAATTACGAGACACCGTCCGCATCAACTTCAGTGCACTATCGGCACAAGCCTTCAAACTACTACGATATCGATCTTGGTCCGTTTGAGCAGAAGACTTTGAATCTCGTGAAAGAAAACGTAAGCGTACTAGTGGAGGTTGCCCGTGGACTTAAGCGAATGTAGTAACTGCCCCTTTGCTAATCGTACTTACTTCGTACCAGGTCAAGGTAAGGGCGGTGATATTGCCATCGTGGGAGAAGCCCCCGGGAGGACTGAAGTAAGACAGGGTGCTCCTTTCGTAGGACCCTCAGGGAGCTTGCTGCGTGCTACACTCGAGGAGCTCAAGATCAAGCCCGAAAGTATCTATATAACGAATGTAGTCTCGTGTGCTGATCCGACCTTCGATAATCCGTCACCTTCACAAATCGCATCGTGTCATAGGCGCCTCATCAAGGAGCTAGTCGCTAAGAAGATAAAACGTATACTCGTGCTCGGGAATTCGGCAGTATCTTCGTTACTTCGTCAGAATATCAGCATGCAAAGTGTGAGGCTTCGAGTATGGCAAGTCCCCGAGCTTCCACGTGGAGTAAAAGCAGTCGCGACTTATCACCCTGCTGCGATCCTACGTAACCCGGACTTCTTCGCTGACTTCCTTACGGACCTAAAGAGACTACTCGGCGATCCTCCGATCACTACGGAGCAGAAAGTAAAGTACACGGTTCTTCAAAGCTTCTCGATGCTGACAAGTGTAGCATCTGAAATAGTCACTAAGCGTCCTACGCACCTTTCGCTTGATCTCGAAACGACTGGTCTTGATAGGCGTAACGATACTGTTATCTCACTTGGAATTAGCAACGGAAAGAAAGTGTGGATCGTACCGAAGGAACTCCTCAAGGAGAGTTGGGCTATCAAGATATTGAAGTCCTTACTTTCGGATCGGGGCTTGAAGTGGGTCGGGCATAACGCAATCGATTTTGATGCGATGTTCCTTGCAAGACTCGGACTCGGATGGTATCCCTGGATGGACACGATGCTGGCTCATTACTGTTTGGATGAGCGCCAGGGGACACACGACCTCAAGAGTCTTGCCTCGTTGTATCTAGGTGCCCATGACTACTCTGCTGAAATCGGGCGTAAAGACTGGGAGAAGTTTGTAAGGGGTGAGGAGCTTGAGAGACTCTACAAGTATCAAGCTTACGATTGCTGGTATACGTGGTATCTTGCACCGCTGTTCCGGACAATGATGCAAGAAGACAACGTACTTCATATTCACGATAAGATCCTGATCCCTTCAGCAGAAGCACTAGCACGAGTTGAAACGAATGGCGTGCGTGTTGACTCGAAACATCTTGAGGATCTACAAATCGAATTCAGCAACGAGATTGCTTCAATTTACAAAAGTCTTCAAAGAACTGCCCGGAAGCATGACGTGGCTCCACTGAATCCGAACTCTCCGAAGCAGGTGGCTCATCTGCTCTTCGATAAGCTAAACTTATATGCTTCGGAGCGCTCCACGAAGAAGGAAGTACTAGATAAGATCAAGCATCCGATTATTCAGCAACTACGTAACTATCGAATTACATCGAAGCTCAAAGCGACTTACGTTGACAACCTTCTCGAAATGGCAGATGAAGAAGGAAGGATACATACGGAGTTCATGCTTCACGGAACAGTAACCGGTAGACTCGCATCGCGATTACCGAACTTGCAGAACATACCGAAGCACGTCGGACCTGCACTTCGTAACGCATTCATCGCAACACCGGGCTGGGTTCTAGTAGAAGCAGACTATAGTCAGCTTGAGCTTCGTGTTGCTGCATGGTATAGTAAAGACCCTTCGTTGCTTGCAGTTTACAAGGAGGGTCGTGATATTCACTCAGAGGTTGCGAGTAAGATGTTTAAGATTCCAGCCGATAAGGTCTCGCCACTTCAAAGACACCATGCGAAGCGCGTTGACTTCGGGATTCTATACGGACGCGGAATCAAGTCGCTTGCCGAGAAGGAAAATATCTACGGATCTCCCGAAGAGATCAAGAGCTACGTTGAGAACATGCTGAAAGGTTTTCCGAAGCTTGACGAATGGCTCAAGAAGCAACGCACAATCGCAGTACAAGAAGGTTGCGTAATATCGTCGTTCGGGCGTAAGCGAAGATTCCCATTAGTAATACACCAGAACCGTTCGGAGGTTGAGCGTCAAGGAGTAAATGCTCCAATTCAGTCGATGGCGTCCGATGTATGCTTGAAAGCACTAGTGACACTTGTGCAGAAGTTCGACTGGACTAAGCAGCATGTACTATTAACGGTTCACGATTCGATTCTCATGGAGTGTAAGAAAAGCGTACTCGACGAAACCGTTCGACTAATCCGAAAGGTGATGATAAAGAAGTACACGGATCCGGATCTCACCTTCGAAGTGGAAGTAAAAGTCGGGTACCGATGGGGAATGCTACATAAGTACGAAACTACTGAGGCAAAGAAGGTGCTGAAAGCAGGACCGGATGCTCCTGTCACGAAGGGATACCATGACAGGGCCCGCTAGGGGGAGCGATGAGCAAAGTTAATGCAAAGGTGTGGAGAATAGCTTGGGCAGTCGTCACGAAAGATAGTGGAAGTCCGGTCGGTTTATATCTTGATCGGGAGAGAGCACGCGAATTTCAACGTATCGTAGCAAAGCTAAAGAATACACGTATTGTTCGTATTGTTATTGTCGAATGCCCATAGAAATGAAGCTCTACCCGTTTCAGCAAGCTGGAGTTGAGTGGCTAGCTGAGAGACCGCGAGCAATACTTGCAGATAGCTTCGGATGCGGAAAGACCGCACAAATCATCTCCGCAATCAAGAGACTCGGGCTTACAAACGTACTCGTAGTATGTCCGAAGCAAGCTCACGGTGTATGGGAGGAAGAGATTAGGAAGTGGGATAGAACATCGTATATGCTGATCGTACATGGAAGTCGAGCAAAGCGGAGATCGCTACTCTGTAAGTGGATTACTGCTCGCTACACGATTATCAACTATGAGCTCATGCGAATCCACTACGACGATCTCTTTCACCGCTGGGACGCAATCGTATTCGATGAAGCGCATAAGCTAAAGAATCGCAAGAGCAAAACGCTCTTCAAGAGAGCAAAGCAAATCGTTCCTCTCGCAAAACGAGTATACTTCCTTTCAGCAACACCACTCGTAAACCACGCATCGGACTTCTGGACACTACTCCACTTGATCGATCGCAAGCAGTTTAGTAGCTTCTGGAAGTATGCGAACACGTATTGTAAGATTTACTTTAACGGCTTTGCTTTCGAAGTAATTGATATAGATGACGAGAAGGATCCACGAGTAGACTTACTACGAAAAGCGCTTGAACCTTACTTGCTGAGAAGGACGAAGATTGAAGTCTTTCCCGAAATGCCGAAGATGACCGTCCAGAAAGTATGGATCGAACTTGATAAGAAGCAACGAGGTTACTATCAGCAGATGGAAAAAGAATTCTTCACGGAGCTACGATCCGGAAAAGTAGTAAGTGCAGCACTTGCGATTGCACGCATGACGAGACTACGCCAGCTGGCAATCGATCCGGATCTGATGATAGATGAGGAAGGAACCCGAATACTGAAAGGAGCAAAGATTACTACACTGCTAGAGCTTATCGACGGACTTCAAGGGAAGAAGTTCGTTGTGTTTTCGGACTACGCACGTGTACTCAAGAAGCTCTCACTTCTCTTCGATAAGTTAAGTATCGCACATTCACGTGTCTTCGGTTCGCAATCAGCACGGATTACCACGGAAGAAGTTGCTCGCTTTACCAGCGATACGAAGTGTCAAGCATGCCTTGCTACGATTCAGAAAGGAGGTCAGTCCATCTCGCTTACTGTTGCTTCAACAGCATTCTTTTTGAGTAAGCACTGGACTCCCGCACTAAATAGACAAGCTCAAGGGAGACTCGATCGACACGGTCAGAAAGAACCGGTTACGATAGTTGAGCTCCTTACGAAGAATACTGTTGAGGAGCATATCGAGAAGGTGCTGAAAGAGAAGAAGAAGATTACTGACCTTATCGTGGATTACAAACGGATTGCCGAAGGGAGAGACTAAAATGAAAGCACTCATCGTAAAGCAGTTTCACTTCGAGGCCGCACACTTGCTGCCCGGGCATCTTTCGGCAGATGGATCGCCTGGGAAGTGTTCGCAGCTTCACGGGCATTCGTACATTCTTCAAATCGGGTTATATGGTATCGTTCAGCACTTTCCAACTCATCCGCAAGAAGAGGCGCATACGAACGAAGGGTTCGTCATGGACTTTGGTACTCTCGGCGATATCGTGAAGGAGCAGATCCTGAAGAACTTCGATCACCAGTACCTCAACGATATCGTCCCCTTCAGGACTACTGCTGAGCACCTAGCTTACTATATCTTCGGTAAGCTAATGAAGACGAATCACTGGCTCTTCTTGAATCTCGAATTCGTTAAGCTATGGGAAGTACAAAACTCCTCATACGCACAAGTGAATCGCGAGGACTTCGATTCCGAGACTTGGCAGGATATGGTAACTGGCGCATTCATACGATAGAGGAGAGAGCCAATGCTAGAGCGCAAGCTTCCTATCATCGAAGTATACGGACCGACTATTCAAGGAGAAGGTCCGCTCATCGGACAGCAAACTTACTTTGTGCGCCTCGGTGGCTGCGACTATCGCTGCTCGTGGTGCGATAGTCTCTTTGCGGTACTACCCGATGAAGTAGTGAGAAACTCTACGAAGATGACGGTTGCTGAAATACGAAGAGCACTTGCGAACCTTCCGGGCTGTGCTCCGTGGATAACAATATCGGGAGGAAACCCGTGCATCTTCGATCTTGAAGAACTTATCCATGCGCTACGTGCGTTCAAGCGCTACAAAGTTGCTATCGAAACACAAGCAACGATACGACCACCCTGGCTGAAGTACTGCGATCAGATCGTTCTCTCACCGAAGCCTCCGAGCTCCGGGATGGAGACTAACTGGGAGCACCTTGGCGAATTCATGCGTTACTCGCAAGCGGTGCTGAAAGTAGTTGTATTCGATCGGGATGATTATCTTTACGCAAAGCAAGTACACATGCTCTTCCCTTGGGTGCCGTTCTATCTCAGTGTAGGAACGCTTAGTACTGATAAGCTACCGACCGACTTGCTAGAGAGACTCAGCTGGCTCATCAATCTAAACTTCGAGGACGACGTAATGCGTGACGTAACTATACTGCCACAGCTACACGTGCTGATATACGGTCATAGGAGGGGAGTCTAATGCTAGCAATCGATAAGGATGCTTTTCGTACATTATATATCACACTCGAGAATCTAATGCCGATAATCTTCAAGGATCCGAGTGAGCCCGGACTGCAAAGAACACCGGAACGTATTGCTGGTATGCTACGTGACTTCGCATTCTGGTGGAAAACAGAAGACGAACCTACGAAGGCACTCGGAAAGGTCTTCCCGATCAGCAAAGCAGAGCAGATCATCGTTCAGACCCGTATTCCGTTTGTCGGACTCTGCGAGCATCACTTACTCCCGATGGTAGGTCATACAAGCATCGGGTACTTACCTCACGAATACGTGGTAGGGCTGAGCAAGCTAACGCGACTGGTCCGTGCTGCCGGGTATCAGCGCCCGTCTCTTCAAGAAACGATTACTGATCTAATCGCGGATACGCTCTACGAACACAAGGAGCTTACTCCACGTGGAGTGATTGTAGTTGTTCATGCGATGCACACGTGCATGGCGATTCGTGGAGTATTAGCACCTAACGTTTGGACTACCACTTCAGCAGTACGTGGAGTGTTTCGCGAGAGCGCAAGTGCCAAAGCCGAGTTCTTCTCACTTGTAGGGTTAAACGACCACTGAAAACTGCGAAAGGAGCCTCGTTTGCCGGTCCGACCTTAAGTTAAACTACGATGGGGTGATACTTTGTCTGATGGTATTTTGTCCGCCTTGCGGGCGGAAGTCCTTCTGATAACATGACTCGGGAGTGCAGTATGACGAAAAGTAAACGTACCGAACAAGCATCAGCATACCTTCATCTTCTCTTCGATTCAGTACCGCCAGCAGCTTATATCGTAGTCTCGAAGTTTCATCGTTACTGCATTCCTCCGAGGCGCCCGACATTTTCGTTTGGAAAGCAAGATGAGCTATCCGAGCTGGCGAAGGATGCGGTTACTGAAGCTACAGTAGAGAAGACGGACTTGTATGTCTGTTGCGGTGTGCTGAAGAAGAAACCTCCAACGGGACGTGGGCGAAAAGAACTTATACTTGGCAGTCACGTACTCTGGGTCGATATCGATCCAGATTCGGACAAGGAACGAAAGCAAGCACTCGAGAAGCTACACGAACTTAAGTTACCTCCAACGCTGATAGTGAGATCAGGAAGAGGCTATCACGCATACTGGCGTTTGAAGCAATTCGCCACGAATCTCATAGCAATCGAGAAGCGAAACAAGTGGCTTGCTGATAAAGTAGGTGCCGACAACTGTTGGAGCACAACGCAACTACTTCGTATCCCCGGTACACGAAACTATAAGGAGCCGAAGAAGCCAATCGATGTAGTAATCGAAGAGCTTCACGAAGAGCGTATATACGATTTTGATGCTTTCGCTGAAGCAAGCCTAGCGCACGATGACTTCGCACTCGATATGACGTTCGATCCCGAGGAGCTGCCGCCGGACTTCCTTGACCGACTTCCAACGAATCTCGCAAAGCGTATCGTGGAAGGTAAGGACGTCAAGGATCGTTCGCAGAATGACTGGTACGTAGTGAGAAGACTCTCCGAGCTTGGATATACTCCCGGACAAGCACTCTCTGTCTTCCTGCACCCGGACTGGTCTTCAGGTGCTAAGACTAAAGAAGAAGGAATGCGCTATGCACTGCGCACGATTGCAAGCGCATTCGTGAGCGCTTCACTCAGGAGCGAGAACCTTCTGCAAGGTGCAGTCAACGAGCTGCTGTTCTTCGTTGACGAGAAGGGAGTGAGAAGAAAGAAGCGACCGCAAACGGGATCCGATCTCTACGTTCCGATTATTGAGAAGCTGAAGGAAAAGGGGACGAAGTTCTACGTCGACGAAACGCATTCGGGCTATCTCGTTACTCCAGGCGGAAGGGTATTGAGTACAAGATACTACGATCCGGAACTTCGTGCATGGCTAACAGCACAAACGGGTCTTACTACTAATGATACGGACCACCAGACAATCTGTCACGGGATTGATGCTTACACGCAAGAGCAAGGCCAGCAGATACATCTTCACGCATGGTCTACATTCGATCAAGAGTCCTTGACTTTCTATGCACTCACAAACGTTGCAGGGACGCAGATGCTCAAAGTTGAAGCTGGGCGCAGACCCGTGATAGTAACGAATGGAACGGATCAGCACCTACTGCGGAGGTCCGGACTCGTTGGAGCTAACATCGTACTTGATACGAACGTTGACTATAAGGAAGGGCTGAAGGAGTTTTACAAGGTCGTGACCTCCTACCTTGCAGTCGACCCGATCAGTAAAGGGCTACTGACGTGCTACTGCTTCGCAGCCCCACTGATACACGGTTTCGCAATACAAACCTATCCTACACTTCATCTCATCGGTCCTTCGGGCGGAGGGAAGTCGCAAACATTGATGCTGCTCTCCGCATGGCTCTACGGACTCCCGAAACTGCTGAATACTACTCCTGCGGCGGCCTACAGAATTGCCGAACGCGAAGTCTTCCTGCCGTTTGACGATTACGAACTACTATCCGATGACGTGAAGCAATTTATCCTTACGG